AGTCTTATAAAATAAAGCTGCAGATATCTGAGCAACAGTGCTATCTTTTATTGCACCGCTCATTGGCTTATTAGACATTAAGTTAACTAATCCGCTTGCTGCTTTAATTGCTAAAATTTCAGACGCCAATTTGCTGATTCTCCGCTCTTTCTAATGAGGAGTTATATCCAACAACATTTCCAAACGGGTCTGATATTGGAGTTGTTCCTACCACATCAAATACCGTATCAGTATCATTTGGATAATTTAATTCATACCAGATAGGTTTGCCATTTACATCTCTAATATTTTTTACTTTATCTCTAGCAGTTAGCCTATCAGATGTTCTTACTTCTATATATTGATCATTAGAATATTTATTTGTAAATTTTTGTCTGTCATTACCTTTACCGCCGTTTTGGCTAATAATTCCACGGGCGTAACAATCTATTGTTTTAATATAAGAAAATTCTCTAACCATTGCGCCAGTGTTTGAATCCTGCCGTTCTGATTGACGGTAGACATCCATTTTCATGGTCATTAAACCATCAACCACGTCAAACATTACACCAGTACCATTTGTGTTATAACGTAGTCTGCTAGAAGCCTATCTGCGTAAGAAGATCCAGTTCCGTTAAATGCCTCTGAAGAATATTCAAAATCCCAATCTGTTGTAGAGATTTTTTTAACATATCTATCTCTCCACACACGATCTTTTGCAAAGTACATCTTCATTAGCTCAACCGCTGCGTCTCTAACTTCATTTGGAATATAATCCCAGCCAAATCTTGCATAAACTTTATACGACTTTGATCTTCTAAAAATATTTGGGGAAGAGTCATTTATTGAAGGCGGCACCATTCCATTTGCAATATATACATCATCATTGATGCCAGCAAAATGGTTTGCTCTTATTCCAAATCCACTTACTGTATTTTCAACAACTATGCCTAAATTATTAATGCTGTTAATATTGTCTACCAATAGTTCATCATTAGCATATAGGGTATGTAGTCGATTTATTTTCTTAGGCATTGAAAGTGTATCTGAATCACTTCCTATCGTAAAGAATCTATCATCATGCAAATAAAACTTTTGTCCAGTGTGTCCTTCAATTATGTTTCTTGCATATCTTTCCGCCAACTTTAACTCTTGATGTGTCCTATGACTTGGATCATTTGAATCTGAACCAAGACCCATCTCTTGAGCTGCCTCTTGAATATCAACGTATGGAGTAACAATATCTAGGTAGGTTGTAGTTGAGTATGCAACTGAGTTGAACTGCCAATCCCAAACTAACTTAAACTTTCTATTTCTTGTTGAATGCTGCACTGGCAGATAAACACTAAATGATCCTTGGTCAACTTCACTCGCTTCTGCTGTTACAGTAGCAATAATTGATGATGGACTAATCTGTGGAGAAACAAGCGGATCACCAGTTATGTCATAAAATTTTACAACTACGGATGATGTTGGCGTTATAGCTTCACCTTTTACGTAAAGTTTTGTTGTTGCTGCCGTGCTTGTGTTTATGTATATCTCTGCCATGTGTTAGGCTTAGTTGTAATACTCCTGTACTTCTCTAGGTGTAGCCAATCTAAACCCTTCCTCCTTATCAAAAATTTCTTGAGCCACATCTGGCTTCATTGCTACAAATGGGTGCTCTAGTGTGAATGTAAAACCTAGTGCATCGTATCTGTAGTTTGGTCGATCCATTTTTACTAGAACCATATCTTCATCTAGCTTTTGATTTGGATCTAGTCTAGGAAGAATTTCATCTGCATCTTCTTTTGCGTTCTCAATGTTTTTAAGTGTACCTTGATATACTGACCAAGTTACTCCTTCTTCTGAAAGTGATGCAATAATATCTGCTTTGTTTTTTAGGCCGTCCACATCAACTGCGAAGTCCGCTGCTAATGCTTTTAAATCCTTGACCTTAAGTGTGTCAAATGACATATATATACTCCTTTGGTATGTATATAAATTATAGCACTATAAAATTAAAATGAAAAGCCCCTAAAATTAATTAGGGGCCTTTCCAGCAAGTTATTTCTTAAATTAAGAAGCAACCTTAACGTCTTTAACGACTACCCATGCGTCTGCCTGCTCAATTTGGGTACCCACGCGAGTATACATTGTATATTCGATTGAGTCCTTCTTTGGCCAGAAGAAGCGGTAAACAGTTACATCGCGCTTGATACCAATAACAACGTTATTTGGGAATGTCAAGTGGACGTCTCCGTGCTCTCCTGTTGGTGTTGCATATGATCCTACTTGAGTTTCCTTAAGTAGTGGAACTTCAACAATTGGAATACCAAATGCGAATGGTGCAACATATCCTGCTGGACCACCTAGAGCACCTTCGTTTCCACGGATAATGCTTGAAGCAATATCTTGTGGGTTAACGTTTTGGATGTTCTGTGAGTTTGAATACAAGTAATCTTGTATAAGGTTTGAGCCTGCAAGGAAGCGTAGGTCTGGACGACGTTGCTTGTACTTACGTGGCATTGCCTTTAGAGCCTTGTTGAAGATGTCACGAGACACTGCTGCGCCCGCTCCAGCTACTACACGACCATTTGTCTTTGCAATCTTGACAATACCGTCGAATGCCTTATAAAGGTTATCTCCAGTTAGAGCTGTGTTACCGTTAAGGACTACGTCCTCAAGGTCGTTACCAGCTTGTGTTGCCATGAGTCTTGCAATGTGATCTTCTAGATCTGCACCTTCAATGTTGTCTTCTAGAGACTCAGTTGAAAGCTCCCAATCTAGGCGAAGTTTCTTTGTTGTGAGAGAAATCTTTGAGAACTGTACGGCTGCATTTGAGCCAGTGTTCTCTGCTTCAGATGCAAGCTTCATAAGCTTCTCTCCGACGCCGATACGATCAATCTCTGTAGTGTCAGCTCTCATTCGAACTGTACGTGCTACCTTACCGATTACTGTTGCATCGAACATGTAATCAAGGAATCTTGCGGATTGCTCAGGATTGAGCAAGCCTCCCTTACCCTCGGAACCTACGTGAATTCCGTCGGTAGGGTTTGCTGAGCCAGTCATTCCACCTGTTAGTGTTGTGCCTACTTCAGCTGCTTTTGCTAATAGTTCATTACTCATTAGTTTTTCACCTTACCCTTTATTTTGTTAATTCGCTAACGGAACCGAGGAAAGTGCCGTTCCATTTTGATTTTTTGATTGTTACTCCTGTTGACCCGCCAAGGTCAGAGGACTTCTTGATTGCAGTGTCTGATTCTACTGCGTCTACTCTTTTTTCAACTGTGTCCATTATAGACTTAATTGAATCAACTGCTGTTGAGAGTTCTGTGTGCTTTTCTGCTAATTCTGAAATTCTCAAATCGACATTCTTGCTGAAAGCTTCGACTGTCTCCTTGATTGTTGAAACCTGAGCAGCGTTTGCCTCAGAGGCCTTTTCCAAAGTCTCTGAGAAGAAACCCTTAAGGTCGCCTAGCATCTTAACAAAATCAGGTGACTCCTGAACTGTTAGTTCTGCTGATTTTTCCAGAACTTCGGCAGAAGTTACTTCAGCTACAACTTCAGCAGAATCTTGTTCTACTGGGGCAACTTCTTCAATAATTTCTGCAGGTGTTTCTACAACTGCTTCTTCTACTACTGGAGTTGCTTGGTTTATATTAAGCTTTTCCACTTCATTTCCTCCTTCTGCAATTGCCGTATTTATATTTTGTGTTTCAGGCAATGTTTGCAATCTTGATCTACGTGAATCAAGAATCTTTTCTATTTCTTTTCCTTTGTTTACGTCGTTTGACTCTACCCATCCAATGAGCTCTGTCTTTTTTCCAGTAACTGGAGACAGGTATTCTGACTCTGTTGACATAAATACAGAATCGCTGTCTGCACAATAAAAAATATTTTCCATTTTAACATCTGCTGCGATGCCTTTAAAAATCATTTGTCCGTTTACTTTTTCAATAGAAAAAATGTTACATAGTTCGTTTGCTGGTGAATCAACGATTGATAGTTCAACTAGTGCATAATCTTTAATAAATCTTACTGATGCTCCTGTTGATTTGTTTACTTCGTTATCTGATTCAAGAATCTTTCCGCCAATTGAGAATCCAGTGAGAGTTCCGTCTAAAACTTTCTCCCATGTATCCTGAGCGCCTTTTGAAATGTATGCATCAACGTAAACTCCGTTGTAAAATTCTTTTGTTATTGGGTCGTAAAAAGTCTCTGGTCTAAATGAAGCAACCTTGCCAACTGCAAGTGGCTGATGCATTTCTCTTAGGTTTCCTCTGAAACCTTCAAATGCTTTCATACTTGCTTCTTGTGTAACGACGTCACCAGTCTGATCCAGGTTGTCTAATGTTGCAAAACCTGAGACTGTTCTTTTTTCTCTATTGACCTTTGTAAATGGAATTGATAAATTAATAGCATTTCCATTAGCGGACCAATGTGACTTTTCTATGATCATATGTATATATTATAGAGATTGTTGTATAAAAAGGCAAATAACCAGTTGAGTAGAACTAGTTGACTTGTCTTCCGTCTCCCTTTGTATTTCTACCCTCCCCAGATTTATCTGGGGAATTAGCTGATCTTTCTTGGTCACGAGTTCTGCTCTGATTTGCTTGGGCTTTAATTTCGGCTGCCTGTGCCGCAAGGTCGACTGGCACGTCCCCGCCTTCTCTTGGAACCATACCCATTCTAACTCTAATTTCATTTGGAGTTATTACCTGGAATCTAAGATATCTTTCATCAATCTTTGACTGGGTATCGGCATCCGTTAAACTTAATTCATTAAATCTAAGTTCTAGTGCATCAGTCATTTCTTGAATTATTTTATTAATCTTTTTTTCAAGGTTTTCCTGTGCTGGCCTACAGACTTGCTCTTTAAATGTCTTATCTGCATCTCTGGCTGCAGCTAAATTAATACCTGCTGGTGTGCCAATTTTATTAATTGGGACTCTGTGAGCCATTAATATTTCATCTCTATTTGAATTTCTGTATTTTTCAAATGAGCCTTCCTGTGCGCCAGCTTCAATTGGCTCCATTTTAAATTCAGTTTTTGAATCTGATGAGTCTGGTGGAAGTGGAATATATAGGGATCTGTGGTTCTTTCCTTTTAGTCCAACTTGAAAAAACTCAAGCAATTTTCTTTCTGACTCTGGTGAAAGTTTTGCTCCCTTTACTGTAATAATATATCTTGGGACCGCTTTATTTTCAAAGTAATCTAAGTTGTATTTACCAGCAAATTCATTTCCTGCCATTGCGTTCTGTGCAGCAATAATATCTGGAATTCCATAGTAGTTATTCTTTGGAGTATACTTCTTTAAATGAATTATTTCATTAGGTCTGTCTTCTTGTCCAGCAATTGGATTAATAGTTTTAGTATCTCCGAAGTTTCTAAAGAATACCGCCTTGCCATACAGAAGTTGTATAAAACCGTCTCTGAAGCGTCTTACACGCATTGTCTTTGAAGGTATATGCCCAATGTACCCTATCTTGCCAGCAGTCGTTCTACCGACCTCCAGATAGCCATTACCAGTAGCCTCATAATCAGTATAGAACTTAATAAGTGTTTCTTTAAAGGTTTCATCTTCATTGCAATCTTCAAGCCAAGCATGCAAGTCTTGTTTAATTCTATTTAACTTTTTGCGGGCACGATCTAATTGTTTCTCATCCTGGATCTCTTCCAGGGCACCAGTTGTCTTTTTTGATTCTATAAAATCAAATCCAAGACCAACTATATTTGCAACCTTTGCATTTATTGCTGCATAATTGTATGGGGAAATTTCATAAATTGTTGAAAGATAATCTAAATTATACTCTGGCTGAACTAAATCAAAGGTGGCGTAACCACTAACAGCTTGCTGAACTTGGAGCTGCTGGCTTTCTGAACCATCTTTACCAACAAATGCTTTTTGAATATCTCTAGAAACTTTTCTTCTAAATGATGCACCTAATCCAGCTAATTTAAGTATGTCTTCTGAATCTATGTCAAACAAGTCATCTGATTTTTGTGTAGTTGGATTATTAAATCTAACCCAATCTGCTGCATTTGAAATGTCAATATTTTCGCTAAACATTTCGTCTTTAGATTCAATCATTTTTGAGGACCCCTAAGTTTAGCCATCTCTTCCTTATGGACTCCTATGTCCAACGGATCTGGGGTAAGACCCCACCTTAATCTTTGTTTTTGATATTCAAATTCTTCGTCATCAATTTGTCGGCTTCCCTCAATAAACTTAGGCTGACCTTCTTCAATTCCATAGTGGGCAACTGCCTTTGCTAACAACTCTATTCTTTCTTTATTGCCAAACATTGATGCTATTGATAAGAAACTATTGTCTTCATCGCCGATCCATCTTCCGTCAGGCATCTCCCAGACATAGACTCCCAATCTGGTCTCGCCAGATTTCATTTGAGCATTAATTCTTTTTATGTCCATAGTTAATTATTTTACCATTCTTATATCCATAAGTCCAGCTTTTTGTCACTTAGCCTGACAAAATTATATAATCTGGAACACAATTTTGTCTCTAGAGTAGGTTGCTATGGGCTGTTCTGTCAGCACAATAGACGATCCTTGCCCAATAGATGAAGATTTACCAATATAAAGATTATAATGATCTGCTGGACTTATTGTGGCACTCGAATATGTAGCAATATTTTGATACAGGTTGTCATCTAGAACTCCAGACCTTACTCCCAGCAGCTGCTTGCCGTTAAGCCATAGCTCTCCAGAAATCAAAGAGGTTGCCGTTATAAATATATAGTTTGGCTCGTCAACATAAAGGTAAGAAGATATGTTTGTTGCCGAGGATGCGTCCTGGCCATTTATATATATACTGCTAATATTTGATTTAGAAATTACTCCGCCAGCTGACCAAGAAATTGATGTTTCTACAAGCCCAGTTTTATTAAAAATAAAATGTCCGCTGGACAATGACTTTGGAGTAAATATCATTTCTATACTTTTTGCTGGTTCTACTAAGCTGACAAGAAAGGCTGATGATTTTGGTCTTACCCCGTTATTATAATTTCTAGACCTTACGGGGTAGCTATTGCTTGATAGATCAATGTCCCAGGTTAATCCAGATGTTGGTTGTGGCACTGATATTGTATTTCCACTGTTGTAGGAAGATACCTTTTTCTCATTATAAAAAGAAATTTTTAAAGAATATAGTTCTGGGATATAAAGATTTAGATTTGAAGATGCAAATGATATTTTAAAATATAAAAATTTTCTTGAAGAAAAGCTAGAACCTTGTGTAAATCCTGGGATAGAAGATCCATTTGTACAGATAGTCCACGGGCCAGATTCAGACACATCTGAAACATAAACAGAAACTCCAGTTGATGCAACCCAATCAATTCTTGAAGATACATATGGCTTTATAATATTTAATCCTAAATCTTTTATTATTTCTCCATAAGTACCTGAACTTAAATACACGCTGTCATCATTTTCATTATAAGAAAGATTTATATTGTCATATATCAAAGATATCCATCTCTCTCGATCTGGATAGAAATATTGTGTTTCTGGGTTATAGTATTTTTCTGAAATTACAAATAATTGACCAAGGTCTGGGACAACAATTTGCTCTTCATTAGTTAAAAATAAATTTTTATAATGAGAGTATATTGCTTCATTAGATAAAGCATATCTGTACACCGCTGGACTATCGATTAAAAAATATTCTCCTGCTGCTGATGGACCAGCCAGGAGCGCAACGCTTGGGTTAGTAAACTTAATAGAAATATCTTTTGATGCTGCAAGAACTCCGTCTACATAAATACTCATTGATCTTACAGAGTATACTCCAACAATATGCATAACCTTATTTGGATTTGGTACAGAATAATCAATACGCTCTGATTCTAATTTAAATACAATGTTGCCATTGTCCCAATACAATCCAATTCCAGCAGAGTCTGCCAAAATTGGAGTTAGGGATGTTAATGTTTTTGGGTGAATCCATGCTTCGAGGGAGAAATCATTATCGGAAGTGTCTGATGTTGCAAAGCCTCCCGTGCCCGTTGTTCCAGAAAAATCTTTTGATATTGTAAATTGTATATAATTAGAACTATCAATTTTATTTGAGTGGGCGCCTCCTGATACAACTGGCATACCAAGCTTAACTATTTGTCCTACATAAGATGCGTGATTTCCACACCCAGAAATATCATACGCCACAGAACCAGATGACTCGTCTAGTTTCCAAAAGCCGATAGGAGCAT